GCTCCCGTGTTGATCCCAGGTGAAGCGGACAGCGACGGTGAAGTCGTGACAGCCGAGAAGGTTGAAGAAGCATGTCTTAACTTCATCCCTAGCTACGGGGGACTAGTGGACGTCGGTCACACGTTAAACCTGGGAGGGAAGCTAGTGGAGAACTGGTATCTCCGGGACAAGACGGGTTTCAAGATGCCGAACGGGGACTTGTTAGTATGTCCGAAGGGAACCTGGATGGCAAGTGTAAAGTTCTCCCCTGATGTCTGGGAAGGAGTGAAGTCTGGCAAGTATAAAGGCTTCTCCGTCACAGCTTTAAGGAAGAAAGACTTCGACCATGCTCAGAAGTCCGGTGAAGATATAGCCGCGAAAGCAATGAAGAAGACCCTGTTACGAGACTTGGGTGAAGACTGGATACCACTGACGATCTCGGTCGTAGAAAATCCAGCCGTATGGAAGAGTAAGTGGATCGCGCTTAAAAGTGCGACGGAACCCGGGACCGGTCTCTTGGATAAGTTCAAGGGACTTCTAAATAAACGGAAAGACAATACTGGTATTAAACAACGAACAAATAAGGAGGAAGAAGAAATGGACGAAAAGGATGTCCGCAGGATCGCAGGTGAAGTCGCATCCGAATTGATGGCAAAACAGAAAGAGGATGCAAAGAAGGCTGAGGAAGAGGAGGCTCGCCTCCAGGAAGAGGAAGCCAAGAAGGCTGAGGAAGAAGCCAAACGTAAAGAAGCCGATAAGGCTGACGGTGAAGGCGAAGGTGAAAGCGGAGGCGAAGTTGATCACCTTCAAGAATTGAAAAAGGAACGGGATGAACTGAAGAAGAAGCTGGAAAGCCAGGAAAGGTTCATCTCCGACATCCAGGCAAAGTTCGCTCCGAAGTCTAAGGCACTGACCGGTCAGGAAGGCGAAGACGAGGACAAGGCGGAGAAGAGCAAAGCAGGACCTGAGCGGGACCTATTCGGTCGCCGGGTCTAACCCTTAAACCACGGAAAGATATATTAAGGAGGATAAGATAAATGTTGCTAACTAATGAACAGATCTTGGCTCGCCTTGATGCGGCCATGAAAGGCATCACGACCACTACGACCGCAGGGGATAGCGTCCTGAACGAGACACAGCTTAAAAGGTATATCAGGATGCTCCAGAAGAAGACCGTCGTCCTGCCGGAAGCGCGACAGGTTATCATGGACTCAAACGTGATGGACATCGATCAGGTCGGCTTCGCTGGACGGGTTCTCCGCCCTGCGGCCGCAGAAGGGTCCGCTCTCTCGCAGAGCGACTGGGCTTCCCCGACCTTCAGCCAGAACAAGTTGACGGCCGTCGAAGCGCAGGGGATCGTCAGCATCACCGATAAGCTGATGAGGAGGAACATCGAGAAGCCCGGGTTTGAAAATACTCTGGTGGATATGATCGGTGAACGAACTGGTATCGACCTGGAAGAGCTCGGGCTCTCCGGCGATACGGGTTCATCTGATCCCTATCTGGCTATCAACGACGGCTGGCTCAAGCTGGCTCGTCGGACCGTCCCGGAAGTCACCGATGCGGCTTATGATGATGCGTCCACTCCCCTATTCTCTACCGGAGTAGGAGAAACCACTCAGGACGTTCTCTATGACAAGGTTCCTATCGAAGCGGGGACATGGGAAATATATACTACCAGCACATCCGGAACCCTAGTCGGTCATGATGATGGGAACGGGGTTATCGTTCAGGATGCGGCTTCCGGCATATCCGGAGCGATTGACTACGAAAGTGGAGCGGTTTCCCTGGAAGGTCTAACAGCCAGTACGGACTACTTCACTAAATATACAGCGCAGTCATTTGACTATGACGGTGATGACTTCCCGGAAGACATGTTTGACGCTATGATCTACGCTATCCCCAAACCGTATTTCATGCGGAGACCGGAGTGGCGTATCTACGTCCCCTTCTGGGTCGAGGATGCTTATCGCAATAAACTACGCGCAAGAGGAACCGCTCTTGGTGACTCTGCTCAGACCGGAGGAGCGAGACTGGTCTACAAGGACGTCCCGGTCGTCTATGTTCCGAACATGCCGAACGGACGTTCTTGGTTGACCCATCCGGATAACACGGTCTACGGCATCTTTCACCGGGTTGAACTGGAACGGGAGAGAGAAGCGAAGGCGAAGCGCACTGACTTCGTCGTGAACATGGAAGTTGACTACAACTACGAAGAGGAAGAAGCGACAGTCAAGGCGGAGATATTTGACTGAGTATAATCTTAGTCGGCTAGGTTAAGGTCAGTCCGTCTCCCTTAACCGAAGAGAGCAGGGTTCTATCCGAGCGGATGGCGCCGTTTCTCGCAATCCTCTCCAGAACCCTGCTCGCTGGCTAACCCGGGAGGGTCTAATGGCTGATATATTATACTGTGAAGTCGCCGACGTGGTCGGTTATACAGGAGTTCAACCACGTGACATAGGCTGTGCTGACCAAACCGAACTGGAAGCTAAGCTAACTAAGTGGATCTACGAAGCGGCTGATCTTATAAAAGCATATCTGAACTTTGATTACGAATCGGCAGGTGATGTCCCGAGAGGGGTTCAACGAGTCTGCCGGTCTATGGTCTCTGATACGGTCGTATCATCAACGCAGGTGAGGAAGAATCCGTATCTCCGTATAGATGACTTCGCAGTCAAACGGGTGGAGGAAGTGAACCTGGACGATAAAAACCGCGAAATCCTTAAAATGTATAAGAGAGGGACGTCCGTCGCTAACTTAGGTCTCTCGGTTCCAAGAGATACAGATTATGATACTTTCTGGGGAGGAGATTGACGATGGCGGTTGACTTGACAACCGAGATCGATATTTCGGAAGTCCTGGAAGTCGCGAAGAACTATCCGGGGACGGTGACGAAGATACTTAAAAAGATTGGTCTCCTCACTCAAGCTGAACTGGCTCGGGAAGCTCCAGTCAATCACGGTTATCTAGCGGGTTCCATCGAGAAGCCGAGAGTGGTCGCGGAAGATGTAGTGAGCATTCATATTGGAGCGAATTACTGGACTTATGTTGCATTCGGGACCGGTCTCCATGGACCGCATAGACAACCTTTCGATATATATCCCAAGACCGCGAAGGTCCTAAGGTTCTCTGTTGGAGGAACGACGGTCTTTGCAAGGTATGTTAAAGATCATCCAGGGATGCAAGCGAACCCCTTCGTGGATCGCGCTTTCGATACGGTTGAGACTCAGATTGAAGGGGTCGTCTCGCATTTCTTAAAGGAGATATTATGACGTTATACGGGACAATAGAGGACATCAGGCTTAAGATAAAAGAACGCATAGAAGATGGGTTTGGTTCTGAGATCAACTACGTCATCGTCGGCAGGAAAACCCGTTCGTATAAGTTTGATCCTCCTTTAGTATGGGTTCTTCCCCTGGAAGTCCCGGTCAATGACTCCGGCATGGCATTGAATGAAATATGGGACTTAGAATTCCTGATCATCGGCATCACCAGAAGCGTGACTGATGATGAGGAAGCCAGAAGCAAGGCGGAGGAGATAGCGATTCGCGCTTCTGGAATGTTAATGGTTGATCCATCGACTGGACAGCAAGATCGCAGTCTAGACGGTTTAATCATAGATCTAACAAGGACGAACTGGAGTCCAGGTGATTCCAGGATAGTCGATACGGATGAATCATTATATGGTTCAGCCGTCAGGGTTAAACTGAAGTTCAATAATACGGAGGTGGAATAATATGGCGAATAATGTTTTAAGATATCTCGGCTTAGGTCTGGAGACTATTTATGGAGTCGCTCCTGCGGAAGCGGACTTCCATATAGACCCGGCAAGCATAAGCCTTGATAGTCCCTCGGAACCTTTCATCACGTACGAGGGAGGAGTGGGAAGAATGCCTTCTAGCGTTATTCCCGGAGTGTATTTCCCGAGTGGAGGAGCGGACTTCCCAGCTAACATAGCGATCCTCGCATATCTGCTCTACTTAGCTCTGGGAGATCAAACCTTAACTGACAATACGACTCCGGTTGTAGATGAACCGTTCTCCACCGGTCCGACGGAGACCAGCAAGACCATCACTTTAGTGAATAATTCTGTTATCCAGGGAAGCGTCAAAGTGTCTGATACTGGAGGACTGATCGCAGAGGACAACGGATGGGGGAAGATGGATGAGGCGCTCGCCTCCGGAGTAACCGGCTGGATCAATTACAAGGACGGCATCATGTATCTGACTGGCTTGACCCCTTCGACCAGCTATACTGTTGATTATAGCGAGGGGACGTATAAGCATGACATCATCCCCGTGACCGGAAATACTGCTCCGTCATTCACCGCATTCGCGGGGAAGGATATCTTTGAGCATGACTTCACCGGATGCGTGATTAACAGTATTGATTTCTCCGTTAATCAAGAGCTGATAAATATCACGATGGATATAGTGGGGAAGACGGAAGCGAAGGCGACCATCCTTTCCCTTGCTGATCTTAAGCAAGCATTCGGCTGTCATGGTGAACGTCCGACCGCCTTCCATGAGATGTCCCTGCTCATCGGTGACTATGCTGGAGCCTTGTCTGACATCTCCGCGAAGGTCCGTTCGTTCAGCATGTCCATCGCAAATAATGCAAGTACGGAAGAGAACATCGGGCTCGGGGACAGGTTCCCATATAATGGGACGTTTGATATGCTGGACATAACCGGGAGCATGACCCTTCAGTTTGAAGACACTTCCTACAAGGAGGACTTCTGGGGAGCGGCTGGAGGACCACTTTCTGACCCTCAATTGAAAGCTATGCGTTTGAATATAGCGCCTTCACCTAGTGGATGGGGATTCGCGGACATATTCCTGGACCGGGTTCTCCTCCAGAGCGTCAACATTCAGCCGAGCGGACGTGCAAGGCTTTATCAGGAAATCAGCTTTAAGGCATTATATGATTGTACGAATAACACGATCATACGATGCGAAGTCACTAATCTAAACAGGTTCAATAATCCGGCATAAAGCCGAAGGAGGATATTATGGAGAATAGAGACGGACTGGAGAAGATGTATTTAACCAAGGAGAGACTCCTTAAAGGAGCATCCAAGGTTGAAGAGGTGGAAACGGATCTTGGGGTCTTCAGGATTCGTGCGCTTAATAACGGAGAGAAGGCTCACGTTGAATCAATGGCCGTCAAGGGTTTATCTCAGACGAGAGCACTAGGTCCAGACGGGAAGCCAGTGAAGGAAGGCGGGACCATGACGGTTGACCTAGAGCTGGCTATCAAGAATGACTGGGATGTTAAGTTCTTTATCCTGTCATGCGGTTTATCCGTTGAGAAGTCCGGGAAGGAAAGATGGAGTCCCGGGGATGTTAGAGCCTTGGATCTCCCGCAGGACGTCTTCGATCTATTATTAAATAGTATCGGGGAACTGAGCGGTTTGAAGAAGGGGAAAGGGGTCGCCGAGCTAGTCGGCAATTTTCCGGAGGACGATGATAGGGCAGGAACTGGAAATACTAGTTATTCATGGGATGAGACTGGAGGGGTCCCAGGAGATAAGCCGATTAACCCCGCTTCAGACTGAATACTTAAAACAAATATATGAGGATATGTTAAATGCCAAACGATCCGCAAGTGGACATCCTGATCAAGGCGCAAGATCAGGCCGGAAAAACCTTCGACGCGGTCGCCGATAAAAGCGAGCAGACGGCGAAGGGGATCCAGGTTAATTGGAATGCGCTTGGAGCATCTCTAGTCGCAGTCGGAGCAGGATTAGAAGCGGCTGGACGCAAAGCGGCTGAACAGAACGACAAGCTGGACAAGCTGTCCATCGCGACGGGTTTAACTTCTGATGCGCTCAGGGACTTGACTACGGAGACGGCCAACTATACTAGACCGGTTAGTGAAACGATAGAGCTCTTCGAGATAGCAGGACAACGTGGAGCGAAGACAGCTAAAGAGCTGGATAAGTTCGCCGCTTTCTGGGATACGGTCGGGGATGCGATCGGTGGAAATTCCCGTCAGCTTGCTAAGTACGGAACCGCTCTCCAGTCTATGGGGATTGAGCTAGGTAAAGAGGAGAAGGCTCTAGCCGCGCTCGGTTATGCGCAGACGGAGACGACCCTGGGAGCGGAAGGATTCTTAAGGATATTAGAACGATCCGCTCCAGAGATCAGGGAGCTAGGGTTAAACATAGACCAGACAGCCGCTATCTTCGGGATCTTAGAAGACCGAGGCATAACCGGCAGGAAGGCTCAATCAGAATTCGCTCAGGCGGTCAATACATCCAAGGGCAACATGGACGGATTCTTACAGATCATGGGATTGACTCGTGGAGAGCTGGAGCTATATGCTAACAAGGTTGAAGACTCTGGAAACAAGATCATGGACATGGCCGATGCTCACGCTGAACATTATACCATCATACAGAAACTGACTCATGGCTGGAGCGAGCTGTTTATCAAGCACGGAGAGCTCATAGAGAAGGCCTCTCAGATCGCTCCTATATTTATTGGTATAGGGACGGCCATGCTAGCTGTCGTCAATGTCGGTCCCGCCTTGATATCTACGTTCTCCGGCATTGCCGTCGCCTTAAACGTCTCTACGGGAGGTTTGCTGGCGATGATGGCCGGGATCACAGCCGGAGTCGTTGCTTTATATGCTGCGTGGAAGACGAACTGGCTAGGGATTCAGGACATCACGAGAGACACGATTGGAAGAGTGGTTTCATTCTTCCAAGAATCTTGGCCGAAGATCAAGGAATTCTTCATGCCGGTCGTTTATGACCTTCAGATCGCTTGGGAAGAACTGCGTCTCGTACTTCTACCAGTATTGTACGACATCGAAGATGCTATACTGACAGCTATGCCGATAATCGCAGATATGATATCTTGGGCAGTTGAAGCCATCTCAACCGTCTGGCGCGATCACTTCTACAAGGTCTGGGATATAACCAAAGTTGTGGCGAAGGGGGTTCTTGA